CCAGCTCGAAGGAGGCCCCGTGTTGCACGCCCCAATCCAGTTCCTAAAATTCAGGAGGTCACGTCCAAAGCTAAGACCCCCACACCAAAGAAGGAAGATAATAGGTACATTAATAAGTTCGTAAATAAACTAGATAAAGATGAAGTCAATGCACTCAAAAAGAAGATTTGTCAACCTTAAAAATCCTCTTCGTACCCTCGTCAACTTCAGAGAGTATCTTAAACTTTGGAGTCTTGACGAGTTTGTCACCATTCTTAGTGACGAATGATTTCATCCGTTCAACTTCGCCACGGGGCATTTTCCTGGTGTATTTGAGCGTGACATTTTTGTTTCCAATAATGAATGTAGTTGAAGACATTTTAATATTTACCTATAATAAAATATGTTTGCTCTCATCATTCTCGCGATCGTTGATGTTATCATTCTCATGCGAACTGGTCAGGCGCCCGTAGAGGACGGCAAGAAGTGGACTGTTTTCGGGACCATGGGTTGTGGTTGGACTCGAAAGCAGTTGGACTATATGAAGAAAAGTGGAAAGCCCCACACCTTTGTCGATTGCGACAAGGAGGGGTGCAAGGGTATGAATGCCTACCCCACCCTAGTTAGCCCTGATGGTGAGAAGACCGTTGGGTACAGTGAAGTTTAACTAGCCGTGAGTCCTGGACCCTCTTCAGGAACCCATGTAATTTTTGGTGTTGCTTGTACAGCTTGAGCTACCGAAACAAAATTAGACTCTTTAGGATCACTCATATCGGCACTTTTAGATAGCTGAATTTTTATACCCCGAGTGCGTGATGCTGAATCATTATCACTTCTATTGATAACTTCAATCTTATCAATAGGATATTCTGCACCCAAATCAATCAGGAACCATTCAATGTCATCTGTTTCGGTATGAGCCATACTCGAAAGATTCCCATCGGTCAAATTCATTGGAGACAAATCAGCATGTGTGGAACTCGCTGTCACCGGTGCGTTTAATGAAACATTGACACCATCGGAGATTACCTCAACTTCCATTAAATTGATATGATGATTTACCATCCCGGGAACACCCGCGGCTCCCATCTGACTTTTATCTCTGAGAATTTTTACGTACCTAAATTTTTCAGTTGAATCATTACTGTCATAGTCATAGTCATAGTCATAGTCATAGTCATAGTCAAAGTCGTTGATATCGATAGCATCCGTTATTACAGATTGTTCCTCTTTACTGAGAAACCACGAACCACCAGCAATCACAGCGGAAATGGATGAAAATATCAATAGTATAACAATAATAATAATTGGGTCAGACCGTGCCATTCTTTATAATATAAATAAGATTTAAATTCCACGAATCACAGACAGGGCGATGGAGAGGGTGAAAGCATCAAGCATGGTGTTGATGGGCTTGAGCACGGTGATGTGCTTCACGAGGGAACGGTTCCATACGAGTCGAAGCAGGAACGTGCTAATCAATACGACGAGTACGAACACGAGAAACTCGGTGAGTGCATCAGATCTGGTTTGAGCTTTGGTAACTTCCTGAATCATTTATTACATGTGGATATTTTTTTTCTGTTGCAATTGTAAATGAAAGAACCACCACTCAGTGGTTCTGAAAGTAAGTTTACAAATAGAAGGTGGGGGACCAAGACTGGCATTGGGAATAATAACTGTTATGCCTACGCCGTTGGTGACTATGAGGCGTACAGGTGGCAGAAGTCCATTCCGGGGGATCGTTCTGGACTTTCTAATGGTAACCATAACTACACCCACTGTACGGGTCTCCCCAATCGCGTCATATCAGACAACCCGAAGAAGATTTACAAGGCTGGACCGACTGAGAAATGTAAAAAGGGGTACTACAAAATCATGATGTTTGTCTGTCCTGGAAGACCCACCAATTACATCCGCCAAGGGGACTTCCATTTTTATAAACAACATGGTGTCGTAGAATACAAAATTAAGCCCGGTGATACGATCACATCTGTTGCAAAATTCTTTAACATCCCTGAATCACGGATAAAGAATGCTGGTACATTCAGGGTTGGTAAGCGGATTGTTTTTAAAGCGAATATATTCAGTCACAAGCGTGGGTGGGCAACTGGACCACTTCTGGCTGATGCGGATGGGAAGGTCATAAAAGATCCTCGAAAAGCTTCTCGAAACTATCCAGGTCTAAACTATGAAAGGTATTGTAGTTCATTCTGCGTCAAAAATAGAGGAATCAAAGTCGGCAAGACTCACCCCAAGGTCCGTAAGAATACTCTCTAAATCTAAGGTATCACTAACATCGAAATTTAAATCAAATAAATCAATTACACTGAAAATAGATTCCTCGTTCAAGGACACAGAGTTTGCCGCCGCTGTGTAATTGTTCTGAATCGAAACGACAATCTTATATTGGGAAGCATCGAATACTTTTCTACATGTGGGACATGTATTCTTACCTTGATCTTTCCATCTCTGTAGACAATCGGAATGAAACGTATGTCCACAACGAAGTGAAGGATTACTTCTCGTCGCCTTGACTTCATTGAGGCATATGGAACATGATGACATTCTACAAAGAGGTTCTAAAGTTTTTTTCGTGATTTCTCTCAGTAAATATCGGGAACTTTGAGAAGGGGTACGTTGCAGTTGTTGCAATCTTTGTTACCCTGTTCCTCCTGCACCTTCGACAGGAGACCTGGACCCTGCTTTTGGAGAAGTTGGCGATAAGAATAGTTATCCTCGAAAGAAATACCATTAGTTTTCATCACATAGTTATTAAAAAGTTGAGCAGATGTATTCACGGTGAAGCATCGACCATCGGCCATGCCAAGTCGTTGAGACATATTGTTACTATCTAACTAGAAATTAATTTGTCTGTTGGTAATTGTTTTCATCCAAGATTCGAAACCATTTTCTCTGAGTTTCTCCACGAATGAATCACACCTGTATCCTAGAAAGATATCAAAGACGTCAGTGTCTTCTGTGCGTGACACCCGAATACTGGGATTTTCGTTGATATGCTGGTTAATGATGTTATAGGCAAATGCAATTTCCTTGAGAGTCTCTGCACCAGTGATGATAATTTTACCGGTGCTAAAAATACTACATGTAATCTCTTTCATCTCGTGGGCTGGTTTGAACTTGATCTTAACCGCTGAATATCTGTCTGGTTCAAAAGATACTTTAAAAATATCATCGTACTGCTCGAACCAATCCGCAACCTTCACTAAGTTGATGTTGTAGTTGAGACTAAAGTTCGAGTTAATCATAACGATTCGGAACGAATTCTCCGAGACCTCAATTTCCAAATCCAAAAAAACTTTAAAAATATGAACGATCTGGGTGATGATGCGTTTGCAGTCGAAGAGGTCACAGCATCCCGCCACTTGAATGCTCCCATTAGGAAACACTTTGATAGACTTGGTGCTGTAGGTATCATGATATGTGAGTGTCACTTGGTTGTAGAAGGTTGTGGGTTTGAGTTTCCACTCGAAACCATCGATTGTAGTTCCCTTGCGTCTCATTTTGTATGACCCAATATCCTCAAACTTGCTGCGGAGCCGCTTTATGTCGATTTGCTGCTTAAAGCTTGAAACCATTGTGATCGTTGTAATCTTCACCCAAGAAGGTCTGAACTCATCGGGTAGAGCCTTTCGCATCTCATCGAGTGTGAGGAGATACGAAAAACTATTGTTGGCAATTGAAGAGTACATTTTTGAACATACTTTTTATATTGATTTGGTTTCACTTAGGCCTCCGGTGGATCAATAAAGTAATACGTTATGATTATATCGTCGCTGTCATAACTACCCTGATTAACGGTCTCAAATGTTTTTACTACACCATTTTCTTTAATCATTAAACCCGGTCCAAATTTAGATTTTAAATAATGAATGGTAATTTTTTTCACTTTAGTGTCCGAAAATATACTAAATATTGTTGTTCCTTCAATGGGACCAGATGTACCTTTTTTCCACGAACTATATGAGAGAGGTTTATTATCAGTTAAACCCAATGTGTCGGGATCATCACAAGCGTCACCACCAACAAGAAGACAGCTTTCACCATTTATGGGTGAAAGAATTTGTATTTGTTCTGGTATGACGGGTACATCATCGAGTTTAATTTCGTTAATTGCAGCCGCCACGGAATCATCTGCGCTACTGGCGTTTATGCTGACATCATACACATAATTGGCACTGCGTGCGACCTCCTCCTCCTCTTCCGCCGCCTCCTCCTCCGC